CAGGACAACGATTTTGTTTACTTGTTGGTCTTGGCTCAGTTTTATTTCTTTTACTCATGGATGCAGGAGCATTTTGATCTTTACTTGAACAAGGAATCTAATGGCTTATAGTCAGAAAGTGGTGGACCACTTTGAGAACCCAAGAAATGTAGGGAGTTTAGATCCCAAGCAGGAGAATGTCGGGAGTGCCTTAGTCGGTGCTCCCGAATGTTAGCGGGGATGTAATGAAACTCCAAATAAAAGTTGGAGAAGATGGAAAAACAATCGAAGACGCGAAGTTCCGCACTTTTGGGTGCGGTTCTGCTATCGCTAGCAGTTCCCTTGCTACTGATTGGATTATTGGTCGAACTGTTGATCAAGCAGAAGAAATCAGCAACACTGAAATTGTTGAGGAACTTAGCCTCCCTCCCGTCAAGATTCACTGCTCTATACTTGCTGAAGATGCGATTAGAGGAGCGATACGGGACTACCAAGAAAAACAAAATAAAGGTAATCAATGAAGAAGGAAAATAAGGGTGGGGAGCAAAGGAAAAATGCTCCCCACTGTCTCTGACCAAAACCATTAACTAAGGAAGAACTCGAAGAGGCGATACGTCTCTGGGAACTTAGAGGGGGAATGTAGATGTTAAAGATTGTGGGTATTTTGGCAATCTTATTATTAATGAGTGGATGCACTTCAAGACTAGATGAAAATGGTTGTTGGGGTTATAGTTATGATTCGGGATTATTGAGAGGAACTAGGGACGCAAATAGAAATTATGTCTCACCATACAGACAATGCGTTTCAAAAGAAACAATGCAAGATTTGCATAGGGAACAGGAGAAATGAAAACATACAGTATGTTTGAAAATCGAATGAAGGATGAACGTACTGATAAGTACGTTGCTGATGAGATTAGGAAAAGAAAACTTGCTAAAAATTTAGTCAATGCCACAGACGACAAGAAAATGTTGAAAGGCAAACCTGCATTCATTTTTCCACACCATACAGGCAGTACTAAGATACATGTCTACCTTAGAAAAATGACTCCACGGGTGAGTGCGTATAACTATGATATTAAATTTTAATCTTGGACTACATAACTACTGGCGTGATTACTTAGCATTGGTTTATATTATTATATGCCTTTTTGATTTTGTAGTTGGAGCAACTTGGTGGAATCTTTCTATACAAAGCATGTTTTTAGATTGCGTTGCTCGTGATGTAGGGCAAGCCATTTGCTTTCAAAATGCTCCTCCACCATGGACTCCATATACACTAAACAATGGTGGGATGTTCCATATCGCAATGGGTGCGATTCTAGGAGCAGCAGCATGGAAACGTGGAGAAGAGAAAAAGAATGGAACTTCTGTTGAATAACTTGACATTTTTAAGAAATAGGGTATAATATGTTTATACGATGTTTATAAGGAACTACATCCTCCCTGAGGATTACGTTTCTGCAAATGAATTTTCTAAACAAGTACAGGCTATGAAAAGTCAACCTGAATACAACCCTAAATATATTTTGAAATGCGATGCTGGCGAGTATGCCACAGACAGCATTTTACATCTCGTGTGGGAAATCTTTACCCACCGACTCGGACATTTCTTCAAAGGTGAAGGATTCCGAGACTGAGACGCCAAATGGGTCTCATATTATTAACACTGCCAAATAAGGAGTGACTATGTATACTTACCGCAATCAGTGGTCTACCCAATTCCCTAACGATTTCAACAAGGCATTGAACAATGCAGTTGGATTTGATAATATGATTCAGAGACTCTTCGAAGTTTCTGATACTATTGGCGGGAAAGGTAACCAAAACTACCCACCCTATAATTTGTTGAGAGAAGGGGAAACCTATACTCTCGAAATGGCTCTTGCTGGATTCCATCAGGATCAGTTAGAGGTGAAGTTTGAGGAAGGAGTCCTGACAGTTGGGACTACTAAGGGATGGGAACAAGACCTCGATGAGGAAAAGTACGTTCATCGTGGCATTGCGGCACGTACGTTTACCCGCAAGTTTACCCTGTCTGACGATGTTGTCGTGAAGGGAGCAGACTTCAAAAATGGTTTGCTTATTATTACTATGGAGCGCATCGTGCCTGATGAGAAGAAGGCAAGAGTTATTCCGATAGGGGAATCGGAGTCTAAGTCAGAGAAGGTTTTCCTCTCTGAAGACACCAAGTAATCATGTGGGGGAGGGCAACCTCCCCTCTAATAAGGAAATCATGCGCATCAGTCCTAATTTTACATTAAACGAACTTACAAAATCGAGCACAGCAATGCGTCTCGATATTGACAATACTCCCTCAATGGAGCATCTTGTTGCTATGACGGCACTCTGTCATAAGATTGCTCAACCTATTCGTGATGAGTTCGGTGTGGTGACAGTTAATTCATGCTATAGAAGTCCTGATCTAAACAAAGCAGTAAAAGGTTCTGGTAAGTCTCAGCACTGCAAAGGTCAAGCGATTGATTTGGAAGTTATGAGGACTCCAAATGACGAACTAGCAGCATGGATATATCACAACCTTGAGTTCGATCAACTCATTCTCGAATACTTTGATCCCAAAGCAGGTGATCCAAATATGGGTTGGGTACATGTTTCGTATAACCACCAAGCATCTGAACAGAGAAAGAACTCCATGCTAATAAACAAAAATAGCAATGGATATCAACCATGGGAACCAAACTAAAAGAAATAATTATTTCGTTTTTGACAAGAATAGACTTGACACTTGTACGTTGGCGTGGTATAATTAATAAGCGAATAGATAGTTTGAAAGAGGAACAGCGAACAATAGAAGAATAATGGATTTTTATACATCAGTGTCGAAAGATGCTAATGACATTGTTGTCCGTGGTTACAAAAATGGTCAACGTGTTAAACAAAGAATCAGGGACTACGAACCTACCATATTTGTTCTTGATTCTTCCAAGAAGTCTAAGTGGCGTACTCACGATGGGCAGTGCGTCGCTCCCCTCAAAGTCGGAAATACACAACAATTAAACAAGTGGAAAGAGAAGTACAAGGAAGTCGACAACTTTCCAATCTGGGGTTATGAGAGATATGCTCAGCAGTGGATAACTGAGAATTTCCCTCCTGAGATTGAGTTTGACTTTTCTCTATTCCGAACTGCCTTTATGGACATCGAGGTTTCGTCCGAAGAAGGTTTTCCTGATCCAGATGGTGCCAACTATCCTGTGACTGCTATTACGATTTGGTTGCAGGGTAAGTATTACATCTGGGCATCCCAACCATGGGAAAACAAAAAGAATCTTAATGCAGAGTTTTTCCTGATCGAAGACGAAAAGGCAATGCTCGATGATTTTATACACAGATGGCAACAACTCGATATCGATATTGTTACTGGCTGGAACGTCAGATTCTTCGACCTTCCCTACCTGCATAATCGTATTGACAAACTGTGGGGCAGTGGTTCTAATCGACTGTGGTCACCTTGGAATCGTGCCGTGATGCGTGAGACTTATGGTATGACAGGTAAATCACAAAAATACCTGGACATACTTGGCATCGCTACACTTGATTATATTGAGCTATACAAGAAGTTTACATACACAAACCAAGAGTCGTATCGACTTGATCACATTGCCAATGTAGAACTTGGCACAGGTAAACTTTCCTTTGAAGAGTACGGCAACCTCCATACATTGTGGAAGTCTGATTTCCAACTCTACCTTGACTACAACATACAGGATGTAGACTTGGTTGTTCGGTTGGAAGAAAAGATGAAACTGATTGAGACTGCTGTGACTCTGACTATGTCAATGAAGTCTATTCCAGATGCCTGTTTCACTCAGGTACAAATGTGGGACAACAAGATCTATGACGTGTTGTATCGACAGAATATTGTCGTGCCTCCACGTAAAGATTCTGAAAACAGAAATACTGTTGAAGGTGCATTTGTGAAAGAGGTTCATCCTGGTATGTATAAATGGGTCATGTCGTTTGACTTGAATAGTCTGTATCCTCATTTGATAATGCAATATAACATATCACCTGAGACTTTCCTTGGTGTTGATGATACACCAGGTGTGCAGGCGATGCTCGAACAGAGAGTGAAACGACCTGATGGTTTTACTATGACTCCGAATGGTGCAAAGTTTCGGACAGATGCTCAAGGTTTTCTGCCCAAACTTATGCAACAGTTCTATGATGATCGCAAGATCTTCAAAAAGCAAATGCTCAAACATGAGCAAGAGTTGGTTCATGAGACTGATCCTGCCAAAAAATTTGAACTGCAGAAAAAGATTTCATCTTTGAACAATCTGCAAATGGCACGTAAAATCTCACTGAACTCTGCTTACGGTGCCCTCGGTAACATTCACTTTCGATGGTATAATCGTAATCTTGCTGAGGCAGTTACCTTAGCAGGTCAGTTGTCAATCAAAACTGCAGAAAATGCAGTGAACAAGTGGATGAATGGAATTTTCAAAAATGGTAAAGATTATGTTATTGCAGCAGATACAGATTCGTTGTATATTAATATGGAAGACATGGTTAATGACAGATTTAAGGATCTCCCCTTCGATCCGATGGAAACTGCTGTGGTGGAATTTCTGGATAAAGTCGGTGATGGGCCACTTCAGGATGTCATTGACAAAGCATACAAAGACCTGGCTGAATATGTTAATGCCTTCGAGCAGAAAATGTTCATGAAACGAGAGGGTATTTCCTCCAAAGGTATTTGGACTGCCAAGAAACACTACATTCTAAATGTCTGGAACAACGAGGGTGTTCAGTATGATAAACCCAAACTGAAAATGATGGGCATTGAGGCAGTCAAAT